ACAGATGCAATCAGTAATCCTGGTAACGTTGCAAACCGTGTCAGCATCCTACCCTACATCTGGCCAATTAAGTATACGCCTGAAATTGCAGTTAGAGACACCACTTTGACATTCGACAGTGCTGCTGCTGAATGGAATCAAACTTGTGCTGAGGTTGCGTCTGGTATTGATACTTTGATGGATATCTATATCGATACGATTGAAAACGCAGCAAATAACAATACTAATCAGTTGAGCTCTATCTCTAGGACAACTAGAGCATCACAATACACAAATACTGTATATCAAGCAGGTACATGTGAAGGACCACAATCCGCCATTGATACTCTGTTTGATCTCATGTCAGATACTCTTGGTGCTGGTTTCAATACCGACAAGGTTATTGCCAACATGATCCTCTTTAATAAGGATGCTATTGCACAGAGAGCATATGATGAGACTCTGGCATATTATGGCACCACTAATATGACAGTGGACTTTACTGCCAATATCGTCAAGGCAATCAGATATGACATGATCACCAGCGGTAACGCAGGTGGATTTAGACTGGTCCAAGATTGGTTTGATGGTGAGGGCAACTTTATCGCATTCCAAGATGTGTCTCGCACACATCTGATATATGCAACTACTCGCGTGCGTGAGTATGTCAAGTCTGTCTTGTATCAGTTGACTGAAGATCCTGGTTGGAATACTTACAACACCTATCAGTTGGGTCTGAATGGTCGTTTGGATTACAACCGTGAGGCATCTGAATTTATTATTGACTCTTCTATCAACCCTGTCGAGTATGCACTAGAAACATCTAAATTCCCAACAGAAGGTAGTGTTACTTGGGTGCCTAGCAGTGATGTAGAAAACATCAGCACAAAATATGAGTTGGGTTATGACTACAACACTGATCCTGCTCTGGTTACTCTTACTCCTATTGTCCCAGTTGGTTTCGACCGCGCTGAATATAGAGTTAGAATCAATCGCACCAACTCCTTCCGTCGTGGTGATATCCTCCAGTATATCCCAGCATCTGAGACTTCTGTCAAAGCATTCGCTGGTCAAACTTACTGGTATGTGATGACTGCTACTGCACAGTGGTTTGAAATTGGTGCCCATTACATGCACGATGGTAGATTCAGAAAACTTGAAGTTGATACCTCTAATAGTGGTCAACAAATTTTCTCTGTCGTCAGACGTAGTGGTATCTCTAGGAATGCTCCTAAGTATCCTGCAGATCCTTCACAGACACCTATTCAGGGTGGATTCAACCCCGCAGACGTTATCTACGGCACCACCTCCGAGTCCTCTTCTGAAATTGGTAGCGTTTCGCTCAACCAAGCAGAAATCAACAGACTCTATACTCGTTACGAGTTGGATAATGTCAGTCAGAATCTGGGTGTATATGAAAACTTCATTAACGGTGAGCAAGTCACTGTCCAAGCAAATCCTGCCGTTTCAGGCACGATTCTCCAGACAGGTAAGACAAATCTCGATGGCGAAAACTTCGTTAATCTGATTACTGTCGCAGGCGTTATTAACGTGGGTGATGTCTTGGTTGGTGCTGATAGTGGCACGACTGCTGAGGTTGCATCCTTCGATTCTCGCATGTTGATCAACGTGGAGAGAGGATCATTCGCACAAGGCGACTGGTTGTTTGATAAGGATTCTGCGACTGAAGCATACGCTAACACATACCTCAACAAGTCTGGATCTCTTACAGGTAATGACGGTGGTCGTATCACGATTGACGTTGAGACCATTGGCGATGCATGGGAAGCTGGTGATGTTATCTACGGTAGCGTCACTGATTACATCCTTGAAGTTAAGGGTCTCTCTGGCACACAGATTCAACTTAACCAGTATATCCACGGCACCAACGTTTACCAGTTGGAGCTTGGTCCTCCAATTATTGACACGGGTATCTCTGATACATTCCGTGTGGGTGATGAAGTTGTCCTCCTGCAGGGCACCACACGCAAAGATCCTGGATTCTCTGCAACTGTCACAGAATACATTAACGGACTTGATATCACTGATAGCAACGATCCTAACTATCAGATTCACCGACTCTTTATCGGTAACTTGCGTGATATTGGCACTGGCGAACCTATCTCCGCTGTCACTCAACCTGCTAACAACATCGGTAAACTTGACCTTGGATCTAACTTCCCAAGCATTTATGCCAACGTTACATCCTACACCGACACTGGATATACATCCTACGGGCGCGTGGCAGCGATTGAGCAATCTGGTATTACTGCAACTATCTGGGTTGAAAATGCTCAGGGTGCATTTGTTGATAACATGTCTGTCATCTCTGACTATGGTTGGGGTGGTGCAGTTGCTAAGGCACGCACGCTTGAGGGTCGTGTTGATCGTTACTTCCGTGGTTTCGACGGTGATCAGACACAGTTTGATCTCACGATCAGTAATGGTGAAGCATACTTCCCAGATCCTGCTGGTCACATGCTCATCTTCGTCAACGGTATCCTACAACCACCTGGCGGTAACAATTCCTACGTCGCATTCTCTGACAAGATTAACTTCTCCGAGGCACCTGAAATTGGATCCGAATTCGTTGGTTACTATGTTGGTAAACTCCGTCAGATGGATGACATCAGCTTCGAGTTTGACTCCTTGCGCTCGTCCTTCAACCTCAGACGTGAAGGTCTCTTCTACTCACTGACTCTGACTGAGGGTGTTTCTTCTAACGTGATCCGCCCAGAAAACAACATCATTGTTTCACTCAACGGTATCATTCAGGAACCTGGCGTCGCATACGAGATCGTCGGATCTAGAATCATCTTCGCTGAAGTGCCTCGCGCAGGATCAACCTTCGTTGGATTCTCCTACATTGGATCTGACACAGACGTGATCGCTGCAACCGTTGTGCCTCCTGTGGAAGCAGGTGACAAACTTGAGATTGACGGTGAGGAATTTGCTCGTGACGTTGCTCTGATCGAATCTTCCAACTCCTTGATTACCTTTGAATACACAGGATCTGTTAAGGGTCGTAACGCTGCTGCACTGGCAACTATCCGCTCTGGTCAGTTAACAAGTGCGATTCTCACCAATCCTGGTGATGGTTACACCTCACGTCCTAACGTGGATGTGATCTCCTCCTCTGGTTTCGACGGTCGCATTAAGGCACTCATGGGTGTTACACGCATTGACGTGAAGACTCCTGGCACTTCTTATCTAAATCCAATCGTCCAGATCGACAACGTTGTCCCTGATGACTTTGTTAATCCTTCAGGCACGCCCGTGAATGGTGGTAGAGACATCTACGACGCCTCCGAATCTGGTGGTGAGGGTGGTGTCACTATCGATCCTGGCACGATTGCAATAACTCAGGATCCTGTCAACGTTACTGTTAACCAAGGTCAGACTGCATCCTTTACGGTTGCTGCTACTGTCACCAACGGTCAGCAACTTAACTACCAGTGGCAGAAGAAGGAGTATGGCACAACTACTTGGAGCAATATCATTGGCGCTAACCAAGCAACCTACAATACCAGCAATGCCGCTCAGGCAGACGATGGTGATGAATACAGAGTTGCAATTACTGCTGCAGGTGCTACACCTGTCTACTCACTGTCTGCTATCCTCACGGTCCAGACTGGTGCTACGGTAATTTCTAACTTCAGTCCAGTACAAATCTTCGACGACATCTAAATAAAAGTAAAACCATGGGAGCAACGGCAAGTTTTAACGATGCCACTGACATTCTTACGGTAGCGGCGGACGGTCTCCCCGCTCCTGTAAGTTTTGGCACGTTTCCTAATGAAAACAACCCTAACACGGTAGCAGAGCAGGACTTTGATCATGCTTTCACTTACCGTGGTGGATCCTTTGGTATTAGTCGTACTTTCGATTCTGCTACTTGGAATCAAGATGGATTCATTAGATCCATCACTATATCTTTGAATGACAATTCTTTGTTTGGAGATGAGATTCAGGTAGGTGACAGACTAATGTTTACCTTTAGTGATGGCATTAAAAGAGTATTCCTTTATAAGGGCACTACTTTTACATCTATTGAAGATGAATGTTGGTTGGCAACATCGGATAGACTTGACTTGATTATGAGAGACCAAGAGTCTCTTACAACAGGCACTTATGAGTACTATGATCAACGGAATGGCAGAGGTGCAACTCCTCTGGGCACTATTGGCATTGCCGCTAACGGCGTTGCTTTGTTTAACCCTTCTGCGGGTAATGGTGGTAACCCGCCAGTAGGATTCAGTTGGAATGCCCACTACCCACAATCCCCCGTGGACTTTGGTGATGATGATTGTGGTGGGCATCCTGAGCAGAATGGACAGTATCACTATCATGACACGCACTTTCTAGATTGTTGGCGTGCTGGATCAGCGATGGCAGGATACAATGATTATTATGGAAGCACACAATATAATGGTGACAACCTGAGACATCCTGACGGTCATTCTAAGATCGTTGGTATTGCGTTTGATGGATTCCCCATCTATGGACCTTATGCTTACGATTCACCTTGGGATAATCTGAGTGGTCCTAGAATTATGTCATCTTCCTATGCAACTAAATCAGTTGAAGCAGATGGGAGACCTGACTATGGTAATACTATCCAAAACCCTCCCGCAGGGGCACTGGTCGAAGACTGGGAGTATGTAGAGGCGACTGGTGACCTTGACTACCATAATGGTAGATTTTGTATCACACCAGAATTTCAGAATGGCACATATGCATATTTCTTATCTGTAGACCCAGAAGATCTTGATTCTCCTGAATTTCCATACATGATTGGAAAGTCTACTAGAGAGACTATCAATACAAACTTTACATTACAACCACCCACAACTCCTGGCGGAGGTGGCGGTGGTGGAGGGACACCACCTCCTGCTGCAACTCTGGTGTTTACACAACAACCTCAGAATGCAACAACAAATCCTGGCGAGACAGCAACGTTTACTGTGCAGGCAGAGATTACTCCAGAAAACGGACCTATTGCATATCAGTGGTATCGATCCACAGATGGTGGTTTCGCATTTGCTGCTATCACAGGCGCGACCACAAACTCTTACACTCTCAGCACCCTAGGATACATGACGGGATACAGATTCCGTTGCCGTATCATTGGACCTTTGGGAGTCCCAACCCAAGCGGAAAACTCACCTCTTGACTCCAATGCAGCAGTATTAACTGTCACTGGATCTGGTGGTGGTAGCGGATCTACCGCTAATAGATTCGACAGCACGCAGAGCACACTGGACTCTACGGCGCAAACCTTCGATGGCACCTAAATAACACTGTAGAAATCTACCAACCATGGCAAAGCAGAATCTTAGTATTGGAGCGTCAGCAAACGACGGGACAGGTGATAGTCTCAGAGATGGTGCTATCAAGCTGAATAGCGTTATTGACGAGATCTATACCGCTCTTGGTAATGACACCAACTTGTTGGTGAATGTCGGCACTCCTGCCTCAGGGCAAGTGTTGAAATGGAATGGATCTCAATTTGCTGAGGGACATTTTGATGCACTGAGTGCAGACCTCAACGTCAAGACACATAAAATTGTGTCTGAAAGTAATGGAGATATTAACATCCAACCTGATGGTAGTGGTGATATTAAATTCTGGCGTGGTGGTGCTGGTAGCGCACTGGCATATGTTGACGGTGCTGATGGATACTTTAAGTGGTCTGCTCCATATGCAACCTTGGCAGATCTACCTGATGTAGCAACACACCATGGTATGTTTGCTCATGTCCACGCTGAGGGACATGGTTACATGGCACATGGATCTTGGATTCAGTTGATTGATTCCACATCATCCATTGGTGAGTTGACTGACGTTGACATGACAGTCGGCGGTGGTCCTTCTGATGGTCAGGTCCTTAAATGGTCTGCTGCTAATAGCCACTGGTATCCAGACAATGATGAAACTGGATCTGGCGGTGGTGGTGGCACTACACAGAATTTATTTGAAGGTATCAATGCTGATTCGGGGTCTACTACTGCGAGTGCTCCTACTGATGTGCTTACTGTTGCTGGTGGCACTAACATCTCCACATCTATTGCTGGAGATACCCTAACAATCAACATGACGGGGACGTTGGGCGATGAAGATCAAAACCTCTTCTCTGTTATCGGCTCTGACTCAGGGTCGAAGACGGCTAATTCTACTACTACTGCTATTAACTTTATCGGTGGCACTGGGATCACCACTGCTATTTCTGGTGATAATCTGACGATCACAAATAGCTCACCCAACGCGGACCAGTTTATTATTCAAGGTGTTAATGGTGACAGTGGATCTTATACCTCTGCTGATGTTGAAGGGGTAATCACGGTCGCTGGTGGTAATGGTATTACTACATCCGTTTCTGGTAGCACAGTTTCTATTGTTGCTGATCTGTATCTTACCAGTGGCACAACCCTGTCGGAAAATCAGAATTTCATTACTAATGCGTCTGGTGAGGTTGAAGCAGTTGCAACTCCTGCTGTTGGTTTTGAGATTTCTGGAAGCACAAGTACTGGTTATAACTTCAGCAATAATGGTTGGAATGGTAGTGGTAACCCAACAATCTATGTCTATCGTGGATTCACTTATAGGTTTAATAACACCACTGGATCTGGTCACCCATTTGCTCTGAGACAAACAAATGGTGGATCTGCTGTAACTGCTGGTGTGAGTGGATCTCAAACTGGTGTCCAATATTGGACCGTGCCCATGTCTCTTGCAGCGGGCACAACATATGTCTATCAATGCACCATCCATGGTGGGATGGTCGGTAATCTCGTAGTTGTCTAATGCCAAGAACAGTTCCTGGATCTGGTGCCGCTATCTTCCCCGTATTCAATAGTATATTCGGGGTAAGAGAGGTTTACGTTACTGCTGGAGGTAGCGGGTATGACCCTGCTGATCCTCCTAGACTTCGTATTGAAAATTGTGGCACACCAATTAGGGATGCTGTGCTTAGACCAGTTATTGAAGGTGATGCTGGAGAGATCACTGCTGTTGAAGTGCTTGATCCAGGCGAGGGATATGATCCCATGCGTTTGGAAATTGAAGATGATGGTGCAACTGTCCCTGCAGAAGGTAAGATTTTCCTGAAGCCAGACGGTGGTATTGACTTCATCCAGATGACTCAGTTTGGTGATGAATATTTTAATGCTACTGCACAAGTTAGAGGTGGTGGTGGATCTGGATCTGAATTGGTGCCTATCACAGGTCTGGTTACAGGTCTTGCTATTGAAGAGTTTGGTAGAAACTATACAGAAGAAGACGTTAATATCATCATCTCAGGTGGTGGTGGATCTGGTGCAACTGGTGTTGCTGGCGTCAACCCATTCGGTAAAGTTACTGCAATCACACTTACCAATGCTGGTGAATTCTTTGAAGACCCACCTCTGATTCAAATTATTGGTGGTGGTGGATCTGGTGCTAGTGCTCAGGCATATATTGATCTTGGTGCTATCACAACCATTGACCTGCTAACAGGTGGTGATGGTTATGTTAACGCTCCTCAGGTTATCTTTACTAGAGATACAAACCTGATTAAGACTGCACGAAACAGACAGTCTCTAAACTCTGTTGTTTACAATTTGTCAGGTATTCTTACCGACGTAACCACTGGTGCTCAGACAATCTATACTGAGTCAACTGCACCTTATCCAGGATCTGGTAAGGTTTTGCTAGGTAGAGAGATTGTCAGATATACAGGTAAAACTGCAAACTCTTTCACTGGATGTGATAGAGGCACAAACTTCCGTTTTGATCAGAAGGTCATTCTCGACACATTGCAGAATGATCCTATCACCAATGAAACACTTTATTCTTTTCAGGTTACTGACAAAGTAAGACGTGTAGTTGAATCTGCAACTAACAGAGTCGCTATCGTTTATGACTGGGATCCTGTTGAGAGAGCACTTTATCTGACCTTTGAGGTTGATGAATTGGCATTTATTGATGCTGGTAGATCAAACGAGAAGTCTAAAATTATTGCATTCTTTGCAGGTACATCTGCATCTTCAGGCACTGGTGTTGCACCACATACTTTGGTTGAAGTAGAAGGTGAAGATATTGTTGCATTTACTAACCCTTTGTCAATCATTCAAAACAGAAAGTTTGAGGATGATGACGAAGAGTTTACAGATGCTAATGGTGTGCAACAGTTTGGAGATGGTATTCCCGATCTTCTCAATACTGGCACGGACTATGAAAACCAGATCAATCTAGATGGGGGCATCGCCTCGTCTAAATATGGTATTGAGGAAGAATTAGGTGGCACCAACACTACGCTCTTCCAAGTGGGTGATCAGATCTATGATGGTAGTCCTAACCAGTTGGTTGCTACTGTCCAATCTGCAGGTGCTCTGGGTGATGGAGATGCTCACATCTCTACTGCAACTATTACTATTGAATATATTACTGCATCTCTGTTTAATGTTCCTGGTGCTGGTGGCGAAGAGACCGTCACTGGTCAAACCTCGGGTATTGCAGCAACAACTACAAATAGAAGACTTGGACCTAAGGCAGGTCAATTCTATCTAGACGTTAAGTCACTGGTTGCTAATGACCCAACTTATAAGTTTACTCCTGGTGAGCAACTTAACGGAAACTCCTCTGGCGCTCAAGCAAGAGTGCTTGCTGTCGAGTATAACAACTTCCTCAGAAATGAGGGCGAGTATTAACCCCATAAATAAATCTATAGGATAATTGGTAACAAATGGCGCTACTAACCGACCAATTTAGAATTTTTACTGCCAGCCGACTTATTAAGTCCCTGCAAGGTCCTGACCCTGCTCAGTCTGATAACGATGCTGGAAGTAGTCGTGACCGTCTGTACGTTTTCATTGGTCGTCCCCAACCATGGGATAACGAGAATGCAGCGCCAGACCCCGTGGACTCTTTCCAAGAGTTTAGTGATGACTTCGCTGACATGATCTCCATGAAGCGTGTCCTCGCAAATGACACCATCCAAGTCATTCGTCGTACTGACTGGATTCCCCCAGAGCAAACCACTGGTGGTCTGGGTTATGTTTATGATATGTATCGCCATGATTACAGCGCAACCAAAACGGCATCGTCGGGTGCTACGAAACTTTACGACGCAGATTTCTACGTTGTTAACTCGTCCTATCAAGTTTACAAGTGCATTTACAACGGGACATCTCCTTCTGATCCTAACGGTAAACCTTCTACTGTTGAGCCTACTGGCACCTCCACTAGCATTATCACAACTGCTGATGGTTACCGTTGGAAGTATATGTATACGATCCCTGTTGGTCTAGTCCTTAAATTCTTCTCCAACGAATACATGCCAGTGCTGGAAGACACCGCTGTGGTGTCTGATGCAATCGGTGGTGAGATTGATACTGTTATTATTTCTTCGTCTGGTGCAGGTTATAACAATGGCACTTATGAAAATGTCCCCATTAAAGGTGATGGCGTTGGCGGGCGTGTTTCGCTTGTTGTTGATGGTGGGCGGATTGTTTCTGCTACCGTTACTTCGGGTGGATCAGGATACACCTTCGGAAAAGTCATCATCGATGAAGTCAACGGTATCGGTGCAGGTGCAGGATCAGGCGGCACCGTTGAGGTGATCATTCCTCCTACCACTGGTCACGGTGCAGAACCTGGCACTGAGATGGGTGGATATCGAGTCATGATCAACACCAAGTTTACCTATGCTGAGGGTAGTGGTGACTTCCCAACTGATAACGACTACCGTCGTATTGGTCTGGTGATCAACCCCAACAAATTCGGCACAACAGAATTGGCAGCAGATCTTACTCTGTCCGCCACAAAGTCAGTGATCTTTGCTCCTACCTTTACAGGTAACTTCAGCACTGACGAAATTATCACACAGTCCCGCACGATTGGTGGTCAGCAAGTGACTGCTCGTGGACGTGTAATTTCATGGAATAGCACCACCAAAGTGCTCAAGTATTACCAGAATAGAATTGATGGTGTCTTCCCTGAATTCACTGGTAGTTTGATTGAATTTGAGGGTGGTAACCCTGTCGTGGGTGCAACATCTGGTGCATCTGCCGACCCTGATATTAACTTCCCGATTGTATCAGGATCCTCTACTCGTGTTATTAACAACACTGAGTATGACTTGGGTATGTCTTTTACCAACGGTTATGCAAAACCAGAGGTTGAGCCAAACTCGGGTCGGGTTATTTACATAGATAATAGAGGCGCGATTACTCGTGCTGGTGACCAAATCGAAGACATTAAGATCGTAGTAGAGTTCTAAACGATGCCCCAGAATACCAATCTAAATATTGCTCCTTATTTTGACGACTTCGATAAGGACAAGAATTTCTACCGAGTGCTTTTCCGTCCTGGGTATCCTATCCAAGCGCGTGAATTAACAACTCTGCAATCTATTCTCCAGAATCAGATTGAATCCATCGGTCAACACTTCTTCAAAGAAGGTGCGATGGTTATCCCTGGTCAGGTGGGTTATGACCTGAATGTGCAGGCAATTATTCTGCAACAATCCTTCCTGGGTGTCGATGTTGAAACCTACAGGACTCAACTGCATGGTCAGATCGTTGAGGGCATCACGACTGGCGTTAAAGCAAAGGTCTTGTATTCTATCTCTGCTGCAGAATCTGAGCGTGGTTACGTTACTCTATACGTTAAGTATATCGAGTCTGGCGATACAGTTTCTGATACAACTGTTAAAGGTTTCCAACCTAACGAGCAGTTGCTTGCCGAAAACGAGATTACGTTTGGCACAACACTGATTGAAGTTGGATCACCATTTGGTCAGTTGCTACCCGTTGACTCCACTGCGGTTGCATCTGCTGCATACATTAACAATGGTGTGTACTTTATTAGAGGTCACTTTGTTGATGTCCAATCAGCAAACCTGATCCTTGAGCAATATAGCAATAACCCTTCTTATAGGGTTGGTCTGGAAGTTAGTGAATCTATTGTTACCCCAGAAGACGATCCGTCACTGAATGACAACGCTGCAGGCACTTCAAACTACTCAGCACCTGGCGGTCATAGATTTAAGATTAAGACCACTCTAGTCAAAAAAGCAATCAATGATTCAACTGACAAGAATTTCGTTGAATTGCTACGAATCAATAATAGTAAGGTTGAGCAGTTTGTTGATTCTACTGCATACTCAGAGCTTGAGAAGTCTCTCGCACGTCGCACCTACGAAGAGTCTGGTGACTACGTTATCGACACTTTCAGTATTAAACCAAGAGAGTGTCTGGATGATGGGTTTAACAACGGCGTCTACACTCCTGCTCAGACGACTCAGCAAAACAATACTCCTACAGATGATCTCCTAACCTATGAGATCTCTCCTGGTAGAGCATACGTTAAAGGTTACAGGACTGAATTCCTTACACCACAGTATGTTGATGCTGCTAAACCTAGAGATTTTGCCTGTGTAGAAAACGGCATTATCCACTTTAGACTTGGTAACTTTGTCAAGGTATATGATCAGTATGGTTGGCCTAACCTGACTGGTGAAGGTGTATCTGATGCATATCAGGTTATTGAGTTGTATGATGATTGGAATACTGGTGTATCCAACTCTATTATCGGTAACCAAATCGGTCGTGCTCGTGTTGTCCAGATTCAGATCGATCAAGCAAACCAGTATGACATGTGGTTCTTTGACCCACAGATGTTTACTGCTATTAACTTTGCATCTGGTAACAACTCTGTTTCTATTGGTGATGTGCTTAGAGGTCGCACCTCTGGTGCTCGTGGTTTCGTTGCTGACAATGGCAGCGGCACCCACTGTAAACTGGAGCAAGTCTCTGGTGTCTTCCTGAATAACGAAGTTATTGAAAGAGACGGTCGTGTGATCGGCACTCTGGAAGCAGCACATACCTATAACTTGTCTGATGTCCGCCGTTGTATTGGTAGAAACTCTAGCAACGTTGTGACATTTGCAGCAAACTGGTTGCTTAATGAGACTGCATCTATCGAGTCTTCTACTGTTACTCTTAGCGGTAGTGGCACCCTTGCTACAGGTTTCAGGACCAAGTTTGCACAAGATCTGCGTCCTGGTGATGTTGTTACTACAACTGCATCTGCTCTGAATGGTGGTAATACTATTAGAATTAAGAGAGTTGATCCTACCCTGATTGCTACCAACACTGGTAACATTGCTACAGGTGGATCTGCAATCTTCGATTACCTCAACCAAACTGCTGTTGTTGATGCTTCTCTGAAGAAGGGTAGCGGCAACGCTGATGGTGAGTATGCTGAGATGGTTAGGATGCGTCCTTTCATCTTCCAGAAAGATTATCAGAATGGTGAGTTGTCGATTGACACACCTCGCACATCGATGAAGTCGATCTCTGACGAATCCTTCTTTGTCTACAGGACTTTTGCTAACAAGACTGTTGTGTCTGGTGGTGTTACTGTGTCTCTGCCTGAATCAGAGCAGTTTGCATCTCTTGACAACGAAAACTATGTCTTGACGATTGTTTCTGAGTCTGGATCTTCTTATAGCGTTGGTGACAACCTGGACATTGACAACCTCAATGACCTTGGATCTCTGACTGTTACCTTCGGTGCTGACGCACAGTCTATTACCATCTCTGGTTTGACTAATGTCAACACTGTTAAGTTGACTGCTCTGATCTCTAAGAATATCGTTACCAGAAAGATTAAGACTGCCGCTAAGATGCGTGCATTGAAGGTAACTCGCACTCGTAATAATAATGACCAAACCAAATATGGTCTGGCATATGGTAACCTGTATGGCACCCGTATTGAAGACGAAGAGATTTCATTCGCACTGAATGATGTCTATAAGATTCATGCTGTGTATGAATCAGAAGATGACAATGACGCTGAGTCACCCTATATGGTGCTGTCAGAATCTACCTTCTTTGATAACGGATCAGTTGTTGTTGGTAAAACCTCTGGTGCTCGTGGTCGAGTTATCCAGTTTGTTAACAGCACACTGAGACTGTACTTTGTTGCACTTAATGAAATTCCATTCATTCCTGGTGAGACCATCGATGGTGTTGACGATGATGGTGTGCCTCTGCAGGCAATCGTCGATGACTCTGAAGGATCTGTTTCTAAGGGATCTAAAGTTATCACCACTCAGTTTGAGTTGGAGTCTGGTCAGAAGTCACACTTCTATGATGTTTGCAAACTGACTCGTCTTCCTGGATTCTCTCCTCCAATCCGTAAAATGCTGGTAGTCTTTGACTACTTCCTGCATGAGTCCTCAGGTGACTACTTCTCCTCACAGTCTTACACTGGTATCCTTTATAAGGAGATTCCTAAGTATAAACTGGATGGATCGATTAACTATCTCCGTGACCAGATTGACTTCCGTCCTGGTATCGGTGAGTTGGCATCTGGATCTGGCACTATCACTTCACCTTTCTTTGTGAATTGTGCGTCGCTTGACTTTGGATCTAGACAGTTTGATACCTCTGGTGGTGTTGGTGGATCTACCATCTTTGACATTCCTAAGGTTAACACAGAATTTAGATGTGACTACTGCTTCTATCTTCCTAGAGCAGACAAGTTGTATCTCACACACGACAATCAACTCAAGATTGTAAAGGGTGTCTCCTCTGAGGATATGCCTCATCCCGATAAGATTGATAATGCGATGCTTCTCGCAACTATCGAGATGCGTCCTTATGTGTATGACGTTGAGCGTGATGTCTTGATCTATCCTGAGATCATCAAGCGTTACACCATGAAGGACATTGGAGATCTGGAGACCAGACTCTCCCACGTTGAGTATTACACCTCACTGTCTCTGCTGGAAGTACAAGCAGATAACACTAAGACATATGATGACAACGGTTTTGACCGTCTGAAGAATGGTTACGTTGTGGATGACTTCACTGATCACACTGTCGGTGACGTGCTCAACATTGACTATAAGTGCTCCATGGACTTCAAAGAGGGTCACCTCCGTCCTTCGCACTATACCACTAACGTGCCTCTGCAGATCAACATGGGTGCATCCAGCAACGTCGTTAAGACTTCTGGAAACATGGTGATGCTTCCTTATGAAGATCTTGCAGTTATTACACAACCTTATGCATCTAGGACTGAGAATGTTAACCCATTCAACGTCTTTACCTTCATCGGTCGTATTGACCTGACACCTGCATCTGACGACTGGATTGATATTGAGCGTCTGCCTGCTCGTGTTGAAAACGTTGAAGGTGACTTCTCTGCTGTTGCTAGAGACCTTCAGATTGACCAGAATGGTTTTGCTCCTATCCAATGGGGTGGTTGGCAAACCAACTGGACTGGTGAATCCGTCCAGTCTACTTCTAGATTCTCTAACAGATCTGGTAGTTTCTCTGCTGGTGGTCGTAGACTTGGTAGATTGGGTCACGGTCAGGGTCGTCAACCACTCTTCCTGCATGAGAGACGCACCTATCGTGTTGTTAACAACCAGGCACGTCAAGGTGTCAGGACTCGTGTTACACCCAAGATTGACCGTAAGTCTCTTGGTGATACCATGCTGTCTCAAACAGCAATCCCCTGGATTAGATCCAGAAACATCGGTTTCAACATCGACCGTCTCAAGCCTCGCACAAGAATGTATTTCTTCTTCGATGGTGTTAATGTGACTGGTTATGTTACACCTAAGGTAATCGAGCTTACTAAGTCTTCTACTTCAGATCCCAACTCCAACGAAACTCCTTTCGTGGTTGGTGAAACTGTGGTGGGTCAAACCTCTGGTGCAAGACTTAAGGTTGCTCCTGCTAATGATGGTTACAAAACCGACCCATATGGTGTTGGTGCTGGTGGTCTTGCAGAATCCTATGCATCACAAACTAGCTTCCTGAATATCGATGTCACTGCAATGGCAGAGACTGTCAACCCCAACTTCTATGGCAACATCAATGTGGGTGAAGTCCTTCTTGGATTGACCTCTGGTGCTCGTGCTGTTGTGAGAGATCGTCGTCTCCTTGCTGATAACGTTGGTAATCTCCAAGGTACTTTCTTCATTCCTTCACCTAAGAATGATTCTAACCCACGTTGGGCAACTGGCACACGGACGGTTAGAGTTACAACTTCAGATGTGAATGATCGCACACCTGGAAACGTGGACTCCTCTGCTGATGCTACTTACTCAGCAAGCGGCACCTTGCAGACAGTTAGAGAGAATATCCTTGCTGTCCGTAATGCTGAAATTGTCCGTGATACGGTTAACGACGAAAGGACTGTTATTACTACCAGGACTGAGCAACGTCAAATTGGTTGGTATGACCCTCTCGCACAATCCTTTATTGTTGACGAGGAAGGTGGTAGTTTCCTAACTGGTGTTGATATCTACTTCAGGACTAAGGACGCTAACATTCCTATCTCTATTCAGATCAGGACCATGGAGAATGGTTATCCTACTAAGGATATTCTTCCTTTCTCTGACACTACTATCGATCCTGACACTGTTGAGTTGTCGGAAAACGCAAGTATTCCTACTAGATTTACATTCAGATCTCCTGTTTATATCAAGTCAAACATTGAATACTGCTTCGTCCTTCTGTCTGACTCCAACGAATATAACGTTTGGATCTCCAGAATGGGTGACATT